CCCCGGGCGCGGGGCGGCGCCCCCCCCCCCGGCCCGGGGCGAGACCCCACAAACTGGCGCAACTGGCACAACTGGCAAGGAGGAGCCATGACGGCAACCAAGAAAATCAGCCCGGCGGAGAAGGCCCGCCGGGAGGCGCAGAGCGCCGAGGACCGCGGCGAGATCCGTCCCGTGAAAGTCGACCTGTGGGGTGAGGTGATCGACCTGGATCCGACGCTCTACCAGGAGTTGGACCTGCTGGCCGACGCCATGATCTCCGACGACGACACGGAGACCGAGGAGGAGCGGATCAAGGCCTCGCTGCGGATCGTCCGCCGCCTGTGCGGTAACCGCTGGGCGCACGTCATGGCCGCCCTCAAGCGCGCGAACGACGGGCACGCCCCGCTGGCCGCCATGCGCGAGATCATGGAGAAGTGCGCGGAGGCCGCCCAGTCCCCGGAATCATCGGGCTCCCGGGAGTCCTGAATCGTTACTGGGATGAGGCTGAGGCGGACCTGCAGCGGGTCTACGGGATCGACCTGTCAGACCTGTGGCGGGGCCGCCTCAGTTTCCGTCGGATCGCCGTGCTGCTACGGGGACTGCCTGCCGGCAGTTGCTTGGGGCGCGCGGCTGGTGGCTCTGCCGCCTGGTCCGACGAGACCGCCGCGATCCTGTACGGGTTGTGGCGGGTCGAGTCCCGTATCGTGTCCACGATCCCGGGGGCAAAACGAAGAGACTTCCCGAGTCCGCCCGAGCCGCCGGAGCCCGGTTGGCAGGACCGGATCCGGGAGAAGGCCGAGAGGGAGAAGGCGAAGGCCCGCAACTGGCTGGCCCGCCACCCGGAACTCGGTCTGTCCGTATAACTGACGAAGGAGCCGCCCATGGCTGGTTACGATCTCGGAACTGCGTGGATCCAGGTTGCGATCTCCACGAACAAACTGCAGTCGCAGATCCGCGAGGCCATGGGCGGCGTGGACACGCGGCCCGCCGAGAACCGGATCGTCGGTGGCCTGGGCGGGGCGTTCAAGCAGGTCGGGAAAATCGCGGCCACCACGCTGACCACGGCGGCTACGATCGGCACGGGTCTGCTGTTCGGCGACATAGCGAAGCAGGCAATCGACGCCAGCGACGCGACGAACAAGTTCGCGAACACGCTCAAGTTCGCGGGCAAGTCGTCCGAGGAAGTCAAGCAACTGAGCGCGTCCGTGAAGGACTACGCGGACAAGACCGTCTACGGGCTCGGCGACATACAGAACATAACGGCTCAGCTCGCGTCCAACAACGTCGCGAACTACGACAAGCTGGCTGAGGCCGCGGGCAACCTGAACGCGGTGGCTGGTGGAAACGCCGAGACTTTCAAGTCGGTCGGCATGGTTCTGACTCAGACCGCCGGTCAGGGCAAACTGACGACGGAGAACTGGAACCAGTTGTCCGACGCGATCGCCGGTGCGTCCGGCCCGCTGCAGGAGCAGATGCTCAAGAACGGCGCCTACACGGGGAACTTCCGTGACGCCATGCAGAAGGGCGAGATCACCGCCGAGGAGTTCAACCAGGCGATCATGCAGCTGGGCATGACGGACGTCGCCAAGGAGGCGGCCACGTCGACCCAGACGATCGAGGGCGCGTGGGGAAACCTCGAGGCGGCTCTGGTCTCGGGCGGCATGAGCGTCCTGGACCGGATCAAGCCCGCGCTCACCGGGTTCATGAGCCAGATCGCGACCGGCTCGGAGACGGCCTTCGGCTGGATCAACGACAAACTGATCCCGGGGATCGGCGCGGTCTGGGACGTCCTGGCGCACGGCCAGTTCGACGGGTCCAGCAAACTGTTCGGACTCGAGGAGGACAGCGGGGTCGTCGACTTCCTGTTCAAGATCGGCGAGTCCGCCCGGGCTGCGGGTGGCTGGATCACCGGCACGCTCATGCCCGGCCTGCAGGGCGTCGCGTCGATCCTGTTCTCCGGGGACTACCAGGGACCGGACAAGTTGTTCGGACTCGAGGAGGACAGCGGCCTGGTCGATTTCCTGTTCCGGATCCGGGACGGCGCGATGGCCGCCGGGGAGTGGATCAACAACACGCTAATCCCGTCGGTCCAGGGGCTGGCGTCTCTGGTCTTCACCGGGGACGCGAGCAAGCCGATCCTGGGGATCAAGCCGGACTCGGCGCTCATGGGTTTCTTCGAGGGACTGCGCGACGCGGTCAGTAAGGCCGTGGACGCGGCCTTGAAGTTCTCCGGCTGGGTGATTGATAACAAGGGCGTGCTGTCGACTCTGGGGGTCACGATCGGCACGGTCGTGGCCTCGTTCTACGCCCTGAACACGGCGACCAAGACGATGGCGGCGATCCAGTCCGCCGGCAGTCTGCTGCAGTTCGTGGCCGGGCTGAACTCCATGAAGCGGGCCGTCGATCTGGCTAAGGGCGCGCAGGCGGCGTTCAACGTCGTGATGAACGCGAACCCGATTTTCCTGGTCGTGACCGCGATCGCCGCGGTCGCCGCCGGTCTGGCCTGGTTCTTCACGCAGACCGAGACGGGTAAGAAGGCGTGGGCGTCGATCACCGCCGAGTTCCGGAAGTTCCTGGACTGGATCGCGCCCTACTGGGACGCTACGATCAACGCGCTCGGTTCCACGTGGAACACGGTCTGGGGCGCGGTCAGCGGATTTTTCACGTCCTATGTCGTGCCGGTGATCTCCGGCGCGGTCTCCGTCCTGAGCACGGTCTGGTCGACTCTGAGCACCGCAGTCTCCACCGTGTGGAACGGGATCAAGACCGCGATCAGCGGCGTGGTCGGCTGGATCTCCTCCTGGGTCGGTCCGGTCCTGTCCGGAGTCTGGACCGGGATCAAGGTCGGCGTGTGGATCCTGGCCACGGCGGTCTCGCTCTACTTCCAGGCGTGGAAGTTCGCGATCTCCACCGTGGTCGACTGGATCATGACGTACGTGGCTCCGGTCCTGTCGACCGTGTGGGAGGGGATCAAGGTCGGAGCCCGCGCTCTGTGGGCCGGGATCGTCTGGGTCTGGGACGGGATCAAGGCGGCCGCGTTCGTCGTGGTCGGCTGGTTCCAGACCTACGTGCAGCCTGTCCTGTCTCTCGTGTGGTCGGGGATCCAGGTCGGCGCGCAGCTGCTGTGGACTGCCATGCAGTGGGTCTGGTCGGGGATCCGCACGGCCGTGTCTCTGGTCGTGGCCTGGTTCCAGGCGTACGTGCTTCCTGTCCTGTCGCTGGTCTGGGACGGGATCAAGGCCGGGGCTCAGCTCCTGTGGACTGGGATCACGACGATCTGGAACGGGATCAAGTCGGTCGTGCTCACGGTCGTCTCCTGGTTCCAGACCTACGTGTCTCCCACGATCTCCACGGTCTGGAACGGAATCAAGGCCAGCACCGACCTGTTGTGGGGCGGACTGAAGACCGTGTGGAACGGAATCAAGTCGACGATCAACTCGGTCGTCAACTGGTTCCAGAACACGGTCAAGCCGATTTTCGACACCGTGACCTCGAACATAAAGAGCGCGTTCGAGACCATGAAGTCCGGGATCCAGACCGTGTGGGACGGCGTGAAGTCGGTCGCCGCCAAACCTATCAATTTCATAATCAACACGGTCTACCGGGACGGGATCAAGAAGACGGCCGACTCTATCGCGGACAAGCTCGGGCTGGGGCTGCGACTCCCGTCCGTCTCCGGGATCCCCGGGTACGCGTCCGGTGGTGTCCTGCCCGGATACACGCCCGGGCGTGACGTCTATCACTTCTACAGCCCGGACGGCGGCGGGGCGCTGGCCCTGTCTGGCGGCGAGGGAATCATGCGACCCGAGTGGGTTCGCGCCGTCGGTGGTAAAGCGGCCGTGGACCGGATGAACGACGCCGCCACCCACGGCTCGGGTCGGTCGATCCCCGGCGGGGACCGCGGCACGAAGTTCGCGGCGTTCGCTAAGGGCGGCGTGTGGGACAAGATCAAAGGAACCGTGAGCAGCGGCTGGGACACGGCCACCAGCTGGATCTCCTCCGCGGCCGACGCGGTCTCTTCGATCATCTCCGACCCGCTCGGGGCGGTCGAGCACCTGATGCGTGCGCCGATGAACCTGGCTATGAGGGCCCTGCCCGGCTCGGCTTTCTTCCACGACATGGCGGGCGCGATCCCCGGCAAGTGGGTCGACAGCTTCGGCGAGTGGCTCAAGGGAAAGACCGCGAACATGGCGGCCTCCGACATAGTCAACGCCGCGCGTAAAGCGATTGGCGCGACCTACGTGTGGGGCGGCTCTTCGATCCCGCCCGGCGTCGACTGTTCCGGCCTGGTCTACTGGGCCGCCCACCAACTCGGGTCCCAGATCCCCCGCCTGACGGCCGCGGGTTACCAGGCAGGCAGCACGCCCGGTGGCTCCTACAACACGCCCGGGACGCTCCTGTTCTGGGGCGCTCCCGCCCACCACATAGCGATCGCCTCCGGCAACGGCATGATGGTCGAGGCTCCGACTTTCGGGATTCCGGTCCGTGAGGTCCCGATCTACGGGACCCCGTCGACCGGCCTGTACAAGTTCGACGACGGCGGCTTCCTGCAGCCCGGGATCACGCCGGTCCTGAACGCGACGGGCAAGCCCGAGCCAGTCTTCACCGGCAACCAGTGGGACAAGATCGACGAGCTCCTGACGCGCCAGAACAGCCCGTCCGAGTTGACGGTCGTGGACGTGGACGGTAAACTAGTCGGTAGGATGCGTGTGGAGGCCGAGCGCGTGGTCATCGCCGCCTCCAGCGACAACTGATAGGGGCGCGGTGGCTATAAAGGCTTGGATCGGTGAAGTCTCCGGACTGCCGTCCCTGCTTGTGGACGGACCCGGCCGGATCATGGCCGGGGACCGCCTCCTGGCCATGGTCGGTCAGGGCCAGCGCCTCGTGGCTGACGCCCTGGCCACCCCCGGCGTCCCGGTCACGTACCGGATCGGCGCGGAGAGCGCCGAGCTCACGCGCCCCGTGGGGGACTGGTACGGTGTGCACGTCGCCAGCCGGGACGGCCGGTCGATCCCCGGCCTAGTCTACGTGCACAACAGCGACCCGCTGGACTGGTCCGCCCAGGTGGCTCGCGTGGGCGGCGTAACTCGGTGGGCGCTGAGGGACGAGCCCGTGACCGGCGAGGGCGTCATCGTGTGCCCGCCCTCCTACGAGGCGTACATGTGGTGGCTGCTGCAGTCGCACAACCCGATCACGCTGGTCCCCACCGCCCCCACGGACGGCGTGCCGCCCCGGACGGTCGTGGTCAACAGCGTCGCACGCAAGCGCCTGTGGGACCAGGACCTGCAGTTCACCGTGAAGTGGACCGAGTTCGAGCCCCAGGACAACCGGACCGGCCTCGGGGCCGTCCCGGTCACCACCTGGGGCGAGTGGTCCGACTACGGCGAGAGCCACCCGGACGAGCCGGGCTGGCGGGCGTGGTCCGCGCTCGAGGTCGCCCGCCGCGTACAGGGGATGCCGTGAGACCCGGCCCCAGCACCGAGGTGCTCAAAGGAGTCGTCGCCGTCGGAGCCCGGATCGACGTCCACCTGGGTCGGACCGTCGTCGCCCTGGACGTGCCGTGTGAGGACGTGCAGATCGACTGGGCGTCCGACCGGATCGTCCCCGGGAAACTGACGTACACGTGTCCGTCCGGTTGGGTGCCCGAGTCCCCCGCGGCCGCCCTGAACAACTACGGGCAGCGTAGTCACGTGCTCATGGTTCTCGAGACCCCGACCGGCCGCGACTCGGTCGACCTGGGCTGGTGGCAGCACCAGACGTGGGAGGAGGACGCCTCCGGGAAGGTCAAAGTCGAAGCCCTGGATCTGATGCAGCTGCTTGAGCAGGACCCGATGGCCTGGCCGTCGTCCCCGCCCAGCGGGGCGACCGTCCTGACTGAGGCGCAGCGCCTGGCCGGGGCTCTGCCCGTGGTCCTGGACCCGGGGACCCCGAACCCGCTGGTCAGTCCCTCCACCCAGTGGGGTCACAGCCGGTCCGAGGCGATCCGGGACCTGTGCGTGGCCCGAGGGCTGAACTGGGCGGTGAAGGCCGACGGCCAGCTCCACCTGTGGAAGCAGACCGACGCCCGCGAGCCGGTAGCCCGTTATACGGGCCGCGACCTGTTGGTGGAGGCGCCCCGCAAGAGCGTGGACCGCCGCCCGAACCGGTGGGTGTCCGTGGGCTCCCCCCAGCAGGAGGACGATAAGAAGCCCGCCGTCCGCTGGACCGGTACCGCGCTGAACACGTCCTGGCCGTACGAGCCGTCCGTGTACGGGTGGGTCACGGACCGGCGCGAGTTCAACGCCGCGTCCTCCGCCGCGGCCGTCAGGCAGGCCGCGAACACGAACATGCTCACGGCGCTGTCGGCCGCCTCGAAGCGGTCGCTCGAGATCGTCCCGGACCCGCGGCTTGAGGTCGGCGACGTGATCGCCGTACACACGGACGCGGACGAGATCATCGTGGGCAAGATCGTCGCCTACAGTCTGCCGGTGGACAAGCCGGGTGGGCTGATGCGTGTGGACGTGGAGGAGCTGGCATGGTGAACCCGAACCTGTGGATAGACCGCAAGCCGTCCCCAGCCACGGCGGTCGCCAGTCAGCAGGCGTCGTACGGCAGTGGCTCGCAGGCGGGTACGTGGACCACGGGCCGCGTCCTGGAAGTCCTGGACGGCGGACTGGTCCGCGTGGAACTGCCGGCTGACGACCCGGCCAGCGAGGTCGTGGCCCCGGCCGACGGCGGCGTGACCGCTGTAGGTGCGGAGTGCACGTGCCTGCAGTCCGGGGACGGCCGCGTCTACCAGGTGGTGGCCCCGGTGGTCCTGCCCGAGGGGGCTGCAGCCCGCCCAACGGGGCGGACGGGGCGGGGCGCGCCCGACGGCCGGGGGGCGC